GGTAGTTCTTTATCGAGTCCCTGTTGTAGGAACTCTCGCACCGGCAATTCAAGATGACGGAGACCAAGGGCACGATAAATCGCATCCTCAGCTCCATCAACGAGTTTCCCCTTTTGAACAGCAACCGGAGTCCATTTACGTTTACGAGAAATTACCTGATCATAGGGGGAAAGAGTTGCGTTCATTATTCTCCGCAGGGAATACAAATGTTATCGTCGGTTGGTGTGGAAACTGGACAACCGCAATCTTCCTCCTCAAAGGAGAAGAGATCTTTAAAGTCATCATCAAGCGCAGCAAGGGCATCATCCTTTGCTTGAGTGTCTGGCATAACCTGGAGCGCATAGTAAAGGGACGTTTGAGAGGATGCCATCCATTCCCTTAGAAATTCACGATCATACGTCACCACATCAGACCAGCTATTAAAGGAGTATCCATGGAATAGCATGGTGGATCGGAACAGAGTAACAATCCCATCAACCACCTTACGGTAGTCATGCCACCCTACTTCCGATGCAATTTCGCAGTCAGGCGGGTACGCAAATGATTGAACTCCAAACGTCCCAGAATCGCGGTCAACGTGACGGCTAATAGGAGGAGCCAACTCTGGAGTGGTAGTGTAGCCCCGAAGATCAATGTTATTGTAACTACAAGAAGCGGTAGGAGCAATGGCAAAGGCCCTAGACATGCCCGCTTGACGTGCAATTTGAGCGGCAATCTCAATCGACTTGGCAAGCTCCGAGACGAGGATGTATGCCGGTGTATACGCTGGTTGGTGTGAGTGGTAAGCATCAAGAGCTTCTCCAAATTCTTTGTAGGTTACTTTGTTCTGACAAAGGAAGTTAGCCAGCCCAAGTACACCCAGTCCAACCTGCTTATCAATCTCAGGGGAAAGATACTCTCCTGTTTCTCCAACACCAGTACGGGCATGGAGATTAACAAGAGAAGTCATTCCTTCTACGAAAGCAGGGGTGAGATCTTCAAACTTACAAGCACCCAAATTGACGTGCTGAAGTAGACAAGTCCCACGGCTAGGAAGATAAACTTCAAGGCAGACATTTCCATAGATACGATTACCTTCCGCGTCGTAGCGAATCTTGTTAAGCCAAATGTCACCCTTCTTAATACCTTCAAGGGTGGCTTCAATCAACTCAGGGGAAGCGTTAGTGAGGAAGCCTGGATCCACGTTAAGACAACGCTTCACCCAAGACAGCTCAGTACGGCTTGCCTTGATAAATTCAATGGCATCAGGATGGGTATAGTCAAGGTGGCACACAACAGCACCATTCTTATACACACCACCCCTACGTAGAGTCTCATTCAAGACGGAGTAGATCTTGGCGAATGACACAGGGCCTGACGCCATGAGTCCTCTTCCATTCTCGCTGCCTCGTTCACGGAGTTTAGATAGGTGTACAGCGACTCCAGCTCCGTTGCGGAGAGCGTGTGAGACGAACCTCCACGAGGCTTCGATTCCTTCTGGCCCTTCCATGCTGTCCTCAACAACGAAGACGGTACAGGAGACGGGCAGGCGGGATTCTGGTGAGTCGATCCAGTTTTGAACACGTCCGGTGCGGGCAATGGTGTTTGGGGTGTCTCCAAGGTCAGCGAAGGCAGTCATACGAGGTCGTCAAGAAATGGTGGTTGGTAGTTGGGCCCCTTGAGTATCTTACCATCTTCGCGGCGGAGGGGCTTCCCGTCCACGAACTTGCTCATGTTGGACTCAAACACACGCTTGAGGGCGATGTCCAGGTTCCAGTTGCGAGCAACAGCATATTGGTAACAAACAAAAACAAGATCAGCAAGTTCCTTTAAGGTGTGGATCTTGTCTTTATCTGTGTCCTCATTGATGTGGGCTTCAAGAAGTTCATTGAATTCCTCTCGTATGAGAGTCATTTGCATCTCTTGAACCATCTCATCATTTGGATCAATGGATTGTTCAGCGGCAAGTCGGAAGACAAACGCCTGTTCAATTAGATGTTCAGGGGTTTCCATCAGTGGTCAGTGCTTTGATTTTGCGGTCAACGTAGGCTTTAACTTTGAGCCAGTCATCGAGTTCAGACTCCTGATCTTTGTGGCCAGCACGGCAGACATACTTAATGACATTGCCAGCCAGAAAATCCAGCTGCTGATCCACAACAAAATCCCAAACTTCGATACGTCCACGCTGATAATGTTGGGGGTCATACTTAGTCACGGAAGAATTCTCTGTAGGCTGGGTTGTTTCGGATTCCTCGGAGTTGCTGGTCCCGTAGAAATCGTCCCACTGGTCCCGGTCGTAGCGATTGTTTGTCATACCAAAGTCGGATTCTAAATACTCCTTGATAGATAAGTAGTCTGCTGTTGATAAATTGTTCACTTATCTTTAACTTAAGATAGTACGGAAGGTTAGGTTCAAGGATATAGATGATGGCCAGCAGTAAGCCAATGTCTAATCCGATGTAGGTGGGGTCCATAGAATAGGTTCCTTCGTTGTTGAGTTGTACTCTCCAGGCCGAAGGATCCGTGCCAATCGAGCATTACGGATGGCGTCTTCCTCAGTCTGCCCCGCTTTAATGTAACTGGCCAAGATAGCCTCCCATGGATCCTTAGCATCATCAAGGATCTTCTTTGCTCCAACACCACCAATGCCGGGAACACCTTTGTACCCATCCACAGGATCTCCTGTAAGACATTGGGTCCAGAACCAATAGTCAGCTTCCTCAGGAGTTACATCAAACTCCTTCTCGCCATTAAACAGGCGGCAGGAGATCTGTTTCATATCCTTGTCAGGAGAGACAAGAACGAACTCACGAGGATCAAGATGACACTCCAAACCAAGAGCATCATCAGCTTCAATGTTCTTGTAGCGAACTACCTTATAATGTTTAGAGCACCAGTCTAGGAGTCTCCGGTAGCCCACAGGTTTCCTTTTAGTGCGTTTTCCCTTGTAGTCGGGACATACAGTTTTACGGAAGTTATTGGTGTCTGAGAAGTAGAGCGTGACCCAATCGGTGTCGAACCGTGATCGGAGGTTGTTGAGTTCCCCTTCAAAGATGTCGAGGACAACTCGGAAGTTACTAGCAATGGTGATGAGGTCATCCCCCCAATCAAGTTCAGTTTCAGCCGATTGACAAGCGCGGTAAGCATAGAAGTCAGCGTCAACACGTAATTGGAGATCAGTGGCAGTCCGCCCACGAGAGGCCACTTTTTGCTTCAGAGGCAAGGGGGACTTTGAGGTTGTAGTATTCGCCCGCTTGGACGATTGACCATTCAAGTTGGAATTTGAAGTCATTGACTAGGTGTGGTTTGACAGCGAGTTGAATTTCATCATGGATCCATCCAAGCCATTGGTAATCAATGCCCCATTGGTATCCAAGTTCGTTGATCGTATTGTAAGTGATGACGTTCCACCGCTTACAAACAATTGCCCCAGCACTTTGGAGGAGGTAGTTAAGAGCAGCATGTTTCTTCCCCTGGAGGAGGATAGGTCTGCCATCAAGACCCTTGAGAACATCAGAGGCTGACTTCTTATTAACCATGTTAAGAAGATCTTCAAGTCCAGGAATTGCTTCAAGGAACTTGGCACGGATCTTTTTCCCTAATGCTGCTGCCTTCTTATCATCTAGGGACTTGTCCAGGGACACCCCGATCTTCTTATCAGAAGCCCCATAGATAAAGGCATACGTCAGGGTCTTAACGTCCTTGCGTGAGCAGCCAACTCGATCAGCATTCTGTTGATGAATGTCCCCATTGACAACAACGTCAGCAAAAGACCCTCCATCGAAATAAGAAAGATAATGACCGAGCATACGAAGCTCCAAGCCAGAAGCATCCGCACCCACCTGAGCCATGCCTTGACCCGGTAGAAACAACTTACGGCAGCGCGGATCACTGCTCGTTTGTCCAAGATTGGGACGTGAGTGTGCATTACGACCTGTGTTAGTTGCGAGTTGACATACGTGGTGGATACGTCCCTCTTTAGTGACTACCTTGAGCCAGGCATTGGCACCATCAGAGAGCTGTCCAAGGGCTTTCTGTAGTTCAAGGATACGGGCAAAGATCTTAGCCTCTTCCGTATCAATACCCATCAATACTCCTTCATCAATCTTGGGGCGGCCACTGTCGGTAAACACCTCAGGTTGCCATCCCCTCCACGTCATGAAGGCCCAGCCAATGTGATCACGGCTTGTTGGATTAAACTCCTTGAGCTTTGTAAATGGAGCATCCTTGATGTAACCACGTGTTGCGTTGGGACGTTTGGGTGTCATCTGTCCCCCATCAACATACGGAAAGGTTTCCCGCATTTGATCTGCTAGTTGATCCATCTCTGTTCGGAGAGTGGCTTCTAACTTTTGAGCAGCAACAACATCAAAGGGCCAGCCAGATACTTCTTGCTTAGCCATGATTGTGGCCAAGTCATGCTCCAGCCTTATGGAGTTCTCGTACCGGACAAGGCGATCCTTTTGCCCCATCAATTGAAAGAGAGAATCACAGACGTGAACATCCTGCTCACAGTAATCCTCCATTTCTTGGGACCAGTCAGCCCAGTCAGTGGTCTTTCCAAACTCACCTTTGTAATCGCCAAGTCGGTATCCCCAAGATTCCAAAGAATGCCTACCAAATAGCTTACTTGGCATTCCAATGGGCTTCTTACGAAAGTCCCTAGAAAGAATGTCCGGATAGAACATCCTACTGAGGATCAGAGTGTCGAATAGGGCGGCTTTGGTTTGGAAGAACGGGTAGATTTGCTGTATAACTGGTATGTCAAAGCCAACAATATTATGGCCGATGAGAACATCAGCCTCTTGGAGAAGGGTAATACCATTGGTTACAGAATTAGCGGAGCCAGTGTCGTTAAAGCGAAATACCTGTCCACTGTCAATGTCCTTGGCGACAACGCAATGGATGTGATCTAACCCCTGACGGGGTAGGCCGTTGGTTTCAATGTCGAAAAGTAGTCTCATTCGGGCAGGGGAGTCAGCCATTGTTTCCCTCCAGCTCGTCGGCGATGGCGAGGAGTTGGGCGCGGATCTCGTCCATAGCGTCCCAACGCACAAAGGGTGTGCCGATTAGTGGAGGAGCAGTCTCTGGCACCACCTGATCCGCAGCAGCTTGCAGGGCGGCGGCAAGTGCCTTACGGTCCACTTCAAACGAAGGTTCCTTGCCAAGAGCGGCACGAAAGTAAGCATCACTGACCGCCTGCGCGGCGGGGGAGAGAGGTTCAGTCATCGAGCTGCTCCAATGCGCGGCGGATTGTGTTGGAGCGTTGTTGCCATTCAGATTTATTTAACCCTTGATCTGCTTCGCTCAAAGCAGCCAGCGCCTGCTCCTTCAAGCTCGTCGGTTTGGGGCGGCGATAGTTATAGAACTCAATCACATCTTCTTCCTCCCACGCAGCGCACTGTTTGAGATAATTTCCACAGGCGATTAGCTCCTGATCAGCGCCCCATTGGGCGGCGCGGGTGGCGATGTGTTGTTCGTATGCCCAGTGCTCATCGTTGTGTGGCACGCCTGAAAGGTTGGCGTCGTGCCCCCACTGCTGCACCAGCTCCAGCGGTGGGGTGATGGGGTTAGTCATGACCAGTTTCCGGGTTCTTCCCGGTCGAGAAGTTCTTGTGTCTCGGCGGATGGTGTGCCACATTCTTCGCAGAACCAGCCACCAGGAATCATTTCACTGTAAATGAATTGGTTCCATCCACACGTAATACAAACCTCATCAGAATCCACATTCATAGTCATCGTCATCAGTTTTGGTTGTAGGCTTGAAGGCAGTGGTGAGATCTTCCGTCATTCTACCAGTAGATCCGTTAAACGCAATGGTTCCAGCCTGTCCTGTCTGCCCGTTGAAACGGTTCTTAAGCACTCGGATGTTGGCCATGTTGTCCCCGGCTGAGAGGTTCCGC